TCCCCCCCCCCCCCCCCCCCCCCCCCCCCCCCCCCGCCCTCGGGGCGGTCTGGGTGCCGGGGGGGGGCGGGCCCCCCCCCCCCCGCCTCTGTGAGCCAATGCATGGTCGAAGGGAGCCTGCGCCATGACCGAAACAGCCAAACTCTATCGCGTGATCCGGGAGCATGAGGGCGAGCGTTTCTATCGCCCCGGCGAGGAGCGCGTCGCGCGTCCGACAAGCGTCGCACATCTCGTTCCGCGTTGCCTGGAGGAGATCGGCGACGCGCCCGAACTGGCGAAGTCCGAAGAGGCTCCGCTCAACAAGGCCGAACCCGCCGCTCCAGCGAACAAGGCTTCTGGCCGCGAGGCCAACAAGAAGGGCTGAGGCACCCGCCGAAGTCCGCTCACCCCGAAGGAGAGACCAGATGAAGCGATATACCCTCGAAATCACCACAGCCGCCAATGGCACCGCAACGGCCACTTCACCGCGCCTGTCCGGCGAAATCCACCAGATCGAGTATGTGAAGGATGGCGCCACCGCCTTCGATGATGGGGTCGATTTCACCATCACCGGCAAGGCGACGGGCGTGAGCCTGTGGGCTGAGAACAACGTCAACGCCAGCGCCGTTCGCGCTCCGCGCCAGCCGACGCATTCGCAGGCTGGCGTCGCCTCGCTTTATGCGGCGGGCGGCACGGCGGTGCAGGCGCGTGTCGCTGTCGCCAACGATCAGGTCCAGATTGTCATTGCCCAGGGCGGCAACGCCAAGAAGGGCAAGTTCCACATCCTCGTGGCCTGATAATCATGCCGCGCGTCAACGCCTTCGCTCCACGGCGTGTCATCGCGCCCGCCGTCACGCCAGTCACTCTGGCGGAAGCGAAGGCGCATCTGCGTGTCGAACATTCCGAGACCGACACGCAGATCGAAAACATGATCAAGGCCGCGACCAGTCATCTCGATGGCTGGTCCGGTCTCCTCGGTCGCTGCCTGATAGATCAGGGTTGGGAGGCCCGGCTTGCGCAATGGCCAACGGATCGGGTGATCGATCTGCCCTTTCCTGACTGCTCGGCTCCCATCATCACCTACGCGGACGTCGCCGGGGCTGAACAGGTGCTGGCCGGCGCCGGCTACACCCTCATCGAGGGCGTGACAGGCTCCCAGATCGCGATTTTCGATGACACCGTGCTGCCGGGCCTGAAAGCCGGGCATCCCGCGCCCGTCAAGGTAGCGTTCACCGCCGGCTACGGGGCGCAGGTCTCCGATGTCCCCGCCGCACTGCGCCATGCCATCCTGCTGCTGGTTGGCGACATGTGGCTGGCGCGGGAAAGCTTCATGGTCGGCGCAAGGGTCGGCCCGGCAGGCAGCGCGGCCACTGTTGCAAATCTCATCGCCGGGTTCCGGCGCACTGGTCTCGCGGGCCTCGCATGACCGGCTCGTCAGCCTTCAACACGCGTGTCCGCGCAGAGCGGCGGGAAACTGCGAACCCGGACTCGCCGGATGATTTTGGCAATGTCGAAACCGGATGGCAGACGCTGTTCGCGCGATGGGCCTATGTCGCACCGGAGCGCGGGCGCGAGGCGCTGGCGGCCGGGCGGCTTGAAAGCCGGGTGCCTGCGCTGGTCAGGCTTCGCGCCGATGGCGACACGCGCGGCCTCGATGCCGGCGACAGGCTGATCTTCATCACCGGCCCGAATGCCGGGAAACAGTTCGAGATCATCTCGGTGATCAAGGCCGACGCCGCCGATATCGAGATGAGCGGCGTGATCGGCGACATTTAAAGCCCGCCCCCTCCGCGCCGCCCGCCAACCCGCTCCGGGTGCGGGCAAGAAAGGCAAGCAAAATGGGCAAGCATCTGCGGATCATCGCCGATCATCACTGGCCCATCCCCGGCACGCGGGCCTTCCGCGAGGTCAAGGCCGGTGCGGAAGGCTATTTTCTCGAAATCCACGCCCGCGCGCTTCTCGCCGCCGGGGCCGCAATCGTGATCGGAAAAGCCGATGGGCGCAAAGGTGGAGAATCTGGCGAGGCTGGAGCGCAAGCTGAAGCGCCTGGCGGAGATCCGGGGGCCGGTGAGGACGAAGGTCCGGCAGGCGCTTGAGGTCACTGGCGCAACGGTGACGGGCCAGATGAAGGCTGTCGTGCCCTCGCGCACTGGCGCGCTGCGCGCATCGATCCGCGTCGTGTTCGGGGATTTTAAGCAGGACAACGCCAATGTGCGCGGCGTCGTCTCGGGCGGCTCCGGGCGCGGCGATCCTGATCTCACCATGCGGATCGTGGCCGGCGACAAGAACGCCTTCTATGCCCGCTTCGTGGAGTTCGGCACCGCCGCGCATGTCGCGGGCGGCAAGTTCGCCGGCGCGAATCATCCGGGCGCGGCGCCGCAACCCTTCTTCTTCCCGGTCTGGCGCGTGAACCGCCGGCCCGCCAAGGCGCGGATGACGCGCGCGATGAAGGCCGGCATCAAGGAAGCGGTGAGCTGATGTCTCTCTCGGCGGGCCTTGCGCTCCAGAAGATGATCGTGGCGCGCCTGAAGGCGGACGCCGCCGTGGCAGCGCTGGTGGGCGCGCGCATCCATGACGCCGTGCCGCAAGGCGTGGTCTTTCCCTTCATCGAGTTCTCGTCCGCGCAGGAAAATGACGAGAGCGCGGCCTGCATGAACGATGCGGTCGAGGTGTTCCTCGATCTGCATGTCTGGACCCGGCCCGATGGCGGGCCTTCCAGCGTCCAGGCGCTGCGCATCGCGGAGGCCGTGAAGGCCAGCCTGCACAACCCCGAACCCCTGCCGGACCTCACAGGCGGCTGGGCGCTCTCCCTCATCGAGCGGCGCAGCGTGCGCACGCTCGGCGATCCTGACGGCAAGACAGCGCGGGCCGTCATCACCCTCCGCGCCCTCATCGAGAAGGACAACTGACATGGCACAGGCCACCACCCTGCGGTTCGGCAAGGGCGTGCTCTATATGGGCGACGCCGCAACGCCCACGGAAGCCTTCGCCGCGATCTGCGGCGCGACGCAGATCGAAATGAGCTTCGACAAGGACACCAATTCGGTCGTGATCCCGGATTGCGCAGACCCGGACGCCGCCGCATGGGCCGGCACGGATGTGGCCTCGCAAAGCTGGAAGATGTCCGGCTCCGGCGTGATGTCGAAAGAAAGCTTCGGCGAGATCGAGGAGGCTGCCCTGGCTTCCGTCAGCCGCAATTTCCGGCTTCGCCTCGTCGGCTTCGGCACGGGCTCCGGCACGCCTGACCGGCTCTACAGTGGCGCAGGCCATGTCACCGCCAGCATCACCGGCGAGCGCGGCGGACGATGGGAAGTCAAGTTCGAAGTGACGGGCGACGGCGCGCTGACCGCCGCCAATGTCGCGGCGCTGGGCTGATGGTTCCGCAACATAACCCGCGCGCCTCGCGCGACGCCAGCGTGACGCTGCTGTTTGGCGATGGCGATCATGTCTTTCGACTGGGCCTCGGCGAGCTGCGCAAGCTGGAGGAGGCGCGAGGGGCCGGTGCCATCGAGGTTATGGCCCGCATCGCGGCTGAGCGATGGCGCGTCGATGACGTGATCGACACGCTGCGATTCGGGCTGATCGGCGGCGGCAAGACCGACGTCGATGCGGCCAAGCTGCTGCGGCTCTATGTCGAGCCAACGCCGTTGATGCATCATGCCGCGACGGCGCTCGCGGTGCTGACAGGTGCGCTCTATGGCTTCCCTAGCGACCCGATTGCAGAGCCTGCGGACACAAAAGTGGAGGCTCCGGGACCGGCGGCGGGCGGAGCGGATACATTCCATTCGCCGCCATCTACGGCGCCGGGGCCATGATGGGCTTCCCGCCGCGTGAGGTCGATCTGATGAGCCTCTGGCAGTTCCAGGCGTGCCGGGCCGGCTGGTTAGCTGCGCAGGGCGTGAAGATGTGCGAGCCCGCCCGCGTGGGCGATCATGACGAGGCGGCGGCGCTGCTGGACCGCGCGCTGGCGGCGGGGAGAGTGTGACCATGGCGACCGATGTCGAGACCCTGATGGTGCGCATGGAGGCGAACACGCGCGGCTATGAGCGCGAGCTGGAGAAAATGCGCCAGCAGACCACCCGCGTTATGCGGCAGGTGGAGCAGGAAACCTCGGCGACGATGCGGAAGGTGGAGCGCGCCGTAAACACGACAAAGCTCGACGGTTTCGGCGTCGCGCTCAGATCAAGCGTGTCGGGCATCGGCGTCGCTGTCGCGGCGGCTCTTTCTGTCGCCAGCATCCAAGCATTCGCAGATGGCTTCACGCAAATACAGAACACGCTGAAATCGGCGGGGTTCGAGGGAGAGAGGCTCAAGGCCACCTACGAATCGATTTACGAAATCGCTCAGCGGCAGAGCGCGCCCCTCGAACAGACCGCAACGCTGTTCGCCCGGCTCTCCTCGGCGCAGAAAGACCTAAACACCTCGACGCCGGAGATGCTCCGCTTCACCGAACTGACCGCGATGGCGCTACGCGTGCAGGGTTCAAGCGCGGCGGAGGCGAAGGGGGCACTCCTACAGCTCGGGCAGGCGTTGGGCGGCGGCATCATCCAGGCGCAGGAGTATAATTCTTTGATCGATGGCGCGCGTCCGCTACTGCAGGCAGTGGCGGCTGGCCTCAAGGAAGCAGGCGGGTCGGTGAGCGAGCTGACACGTCTCGTCAAGGACGGGCAGGTGTCAAGCGAGGCATTCTATCGCGCGGCGCTAGCGGGCTCATCTGTGCTTGAAAGTAAGCTGGCGACCGCGACCGAGACGACCGGACAGGCTACGCAGCGGCTCAGCAACGCGCTGATGAATATGGTCGGCGAAATGGATCGGGCGACCGGTGTCTCTGCCGGGATGGCTTCTGTCATTGGGCGCATCGCGACCAATGTAGATCATCTCACAGCGGCTATTCCTTCGCTGGTCGGCAGACTTCGCGAACTTGGTGTCGCAGCGCAACAAGTCGCTGCCGCAGAGCGGACCATTACCGGAATTCAGACACGCCTGCGCGATACGGGCATCTCCGACCTTCAGCGGCGTGGACTGCAGCAGCAACTCGCCGCTGCGCAGCAGGCGCAGCGTGAATTGCAGGGCCGGCAAATGCTGGCGGATGACGCGGTGCCGTTCATCCCCTTGCCGGGGAGCAAGAAGGAGACACCGGCAGACGCCCCAATCTCGCTAAAGAATTATCCACCTCCAGGGCAAAAAAAGACCGGGGCCGGCGGGGGCGGTGGACAAGGAAAGAGCATCGACGAATACCAACGCGAGACCGAGGCTCTCGTCAAGCGCACGGTTGAGCTAGACCGCCAGCGGCAAAGCCTTGGGCTGACATCGCAGGAATCCGCTCGGTTGGAGGCGGCCCAGAAGTTGCTCAGCGCCGCGCAGGAGGCTGGCAGGCCGATCACGGCAGAGCTCAAGGCCGAAATAGACCGGCAGGCGGCGGCCTATGCCAGCGCCAAGGGTTCGCTCGACAAGGCCCGCGAGAGCCAGCAGGCCTTCGCCGATCTGCAGCAGTTCGTCGGCCAGAGCCTTTCGGGGTTCTTCTCGGATGTGGTTTCAGGCGGGAAGAACGCCGAAGACGCGCTGATGAACCTGACGAAGCGGCTGGCAGACGCGGCGTTTCAGGCCGCCCTGCTCGGACAGGGGCCGCTTGCGGGCGTGCTCGGCCAGAAGGAGAGCGGTGGCCTGCTGGGCACGCTGTTCACTGGTCTGAAGGGGGTCATCCCCGGTTTGAAGT